GCGTACATGATCTGCTGCTTCATCCTGATGATGCGCTTGGCTGCCATGTTGCTGATGACGGAGATACCAGTTGCGGTGGTCTGGTCAATCTGCGTATTGGACGCGCCACTCAGATAGCCAACTGCGCCCGTGATGTTTTGAAGATCACCCTTCAGCATCTCCTCAGCCTGAACGCTGGGCTGAAGAATGCTGATATTCGGCTGGAACGCTTGCACCTGATCCGGGCGCAGCGGAATGACAGCGCCAGGATACAAGCGAATGTCTTGCTGCTCAGTGTTCGGATCAACAAACATGGCGGCGTTCGCCATAAACTTAGAGTTGTCAATGCGCTGATTCTGAAGCTCCCATAGCGCAATCTGCAAGTCACTAATGATTTCAACAATGCTCTTGCCGCGAAACATAAACGGGGTCGGCATGATGTTCGCAACGGCGAACGGGAACTCGCCGTGCCAGAACGGGCTGGCACAATCACGAATAATGGTGTTGCGATTGGCGACAACGGTGAGGCGCATCATGTTGCCGTCACGCCACCACCACTCCACAACCTCAACTCGATTGCGACGCTCCTTATCATCAGGAGAAATTGTCGTCGTCATCTCAACGATCTTGTCAAGATTCTCATACACACCAGACGCTTCAAGGCTACGCTTTGACTCGTACGTACGGAAGAACACGTACTCGGCATCATCAAGACTCGTAGCGTTGGAATCCCACAAGAAGTGATTGACATCAACGTTGACAAAGCCTGGCTGCTGCCGATGCGGAACCGTCTCGTACGGCTTGCGCATCCCGAGCGGATCAGGCTTGTAGTTCGGAGTCGGTACCTTGCGCCACTCTTCTAGCCACGGAATCTTCGCCACACTAATGCCACGAATTAGAGCCTGCTTTACAAACAGTGCGTACTTCTCACCAAAGTTATCCTTGTATCGCTGTTGCTTGAGAATGTGCGTGAGGAGTTCAGCGCCGTCTTCGTACTGCGGCTGAGCTGCGATTACGCGCACATCAGGATCATCATCAACGATGTTGGACTCGATAATGTCAATGATCTGGAGCGCGTATGGCGGGTGCAGGTCACTTTGCCATTCACTATTGGATGGCTTGATGATTGCGTTGTAGCCGTCGTCGCACTTCTTGTAGAACTCGCGATTCTGCCGATGTTTCTGGTCGGACTGCGTCCAGCATTTTTGGAAGCGGTCTAGGAGTTTCTTCTGGTCGGTGGTTTCGATCACTGGTATAGGTTAGCGCATTGGGCTTACGATTTTTTAGATTGCGCCTTTTGTCATATCCGAACCACGCCGCATCGCCTCACGCTCCTCCAACTTCAGAAGCCTTGCCTCGATCCGATCCAGACTACGGAAGATACGATCAATCTCAGCGTCACTCATCAGAAACTACTTCGGAGGCTCCGGCCAAACGATCGGCTGCGTCGGATCAGTAATCGTCGCAGGAAGATCACGCAGCGCCTGCCGATACGAACGCCACGCCTTCGCATCCACACTCGCATCAGAAATCTGAGTCCAATCCGAAATATCAAGAAGATGGTTTCTAGTAACTCTGATTGAACTCATCAGATGCTCAAAATAAATGTCTTCCCATTTATCGTGACATTCATTTAGTGTTGGCGGCTCAGAATGATCATGCCAATCTAGAGACGAATAATCGAAACAATCGCCTAACGACCATTGAGAACCTGGACGAATTGATCTTAGGACTATGGAATAGTCAATCATTGCACAATCTCCATAGCAACAATGCTAGAAACAGTATCGGTAGCTTCGTCGAAGCCGCGGCGATTCAAGTAAACAGTCCCCGATCCACTTGTCCTCCACTGCAATTTATAGGTCGTTGCGCTAGTTGTACTCGGAGAATCCAAATACACAAAAGCATTTGGGAAGTTGAGCACATTACCAGAAGCAGAAAGACTACGAAGCCAATATGTTGCGTCATCATCACTCGTATGAATCGCCGTCGAGTTTCTCAATAGACGGATAAATGCATTTACATCAGCAGCACTTGTTCCAAAGTTTGCTGCGACGAATATCAGCACTTTTGATGACGTGCTAGAAGGAGTGATCGAAACACTGAAACTAGTTATGTCTACATTTGTCGAACTAGTTGTTGAAGGCTTTGTCGTCAATGTTGTTTGTTGAACATTCGCGTTAGTCGTGCGAATGTCATTCATGTTATCGCGAACGTTTGCGTTCCAGAATGCGGCGGTGAGTACGTCGCCAGCGACGGCGGTTCCGGGTGTAGTCCAAGCCATTAGCCGAACACATCCTCTCCATCAAACACCGAAACGTCAAACGTAAACACACTATGCTCGCGATCATCATAACCACCAACAATCGCAAGCGCGATCTGAAGAGCCAACCGCACTACACAAGCCCCAGCATATTCGTAGCCGTACTCGCCGTCGTCACAAGACTCGCACGAACCGGAAGAATTGTCCCAGCCACAACACCACTAAACGTCACCGTAGACGAATCACCAAAAAGCCGAGCAACAACCGTACCGCCACCACCAACATAAATAGCGCGCGTCACCCGAGCAAGCTCGTTCGTATCATGCGGAGTGATCGAAAACGCACTCGACGCAGGAGCCTGCGTAGCAGTATCGTTCTGAGAAAAACTATTCGTCGCTGGCATACGAAGAGTATACCAAGAGTTCGGACGCGCTAGTAAAGCGCAATGATACGAGTCGCATCCGTACCCGTCGCATACACACGACGAGCGCGAAGCGGCACCACAAAACCAACCTGAAACGTAAACGTTATCGGGTTAGTGTCGCCCCACAAAAGAACACGAACATCCGTAGTCGAACCACCAGTTCCCTTATGAATATTCAATGCTCGCGGAATCTCAGCAAGATCAGCCGTATCACTTGGCGTAATCGCTACCGCGCGAGTGTACGGCGAAAGAATACTCGCTTCGCTCGAAGCAAAATTATTAGTAGACACCAGTACCGCCACCCATCGGCATATCGCCCATAGGAGCAGCACTACCAGTATCCGCGCCACTCATCATCGGCGTAAGCGGAGCCGACACAGCAGCCTCACCAGCCGGATTCGGCGTAGGAAGCGAAGCAATAAGCATCATAATCTGCTTATTCATCTCATCCTGAATCTGCATCATCTGAGCAGACTGAGCCTCAGCAAGCTGCGCCATACCAGGCAGAGCAGCAGCAGCCGGAGGAACAAACCCGCCAGGAGCCGGAGGCATCGGAGCGGGAGGAGCCATCATTGCGGGGCCTGCGCCCATCATGTTCGGAGGTACGCTCATAGGGTTTAGTGTAGCACCTACTCCATCTCGGAGTCTGGCGTTTCCTTAGCGTCCTTGTTCTTCATGTACATGGCGAGTGCTTCGCCAATGAGCATCTGATACTCGGCACACTTGGGACAATGCTCGGAGCCGTATTCGGCCTTGTCTTCCATCATGTCTTCTTTGCCCATTTCTTCTTCAGCATTGTTTTCGGTCGTGTCGTATTCGGAGCCGTTTTCGGACATGGCATCGTTCATTGCTTCTTTGCGCGACATGGGCTTCATGCGCATGAGCGCGATGCTGACGGTCGGAGCGTTCTTCTTCTTGAGCTTATCGAGCGGAGCCACTACTTACGATTGTCCTTTGGCGTTCCGCCTTCGCGACGTTCCTTGCGCTTGCCAAGAACCTTGCTTAGAACCTTTGCACCTTCGCGCACTTCATCGCGCTGATTTGTGGGGTACTTTGGGCGCGAAGAAGACGACCCTGGCCCTTGTGCTTTGTTGTAATTGCTGCGATTAATGTTTGAAACGTCTTTACGTCGTTCAGTTTGGGTTGCGCTACGAAGAAACCCGCCAGGCCCAAAAACAGAATTGTCAATATTTTCAGAGTCATAAGTTCCATTCGTACCAAAATCCGCTGGAAGGTCTGGGCCGAGTCCGCGAGTATCAGTGTAACCACCAGTACTAAACGGGCGATTCTTGCCACCAATATACGGGTAAGTTGCAACTGGTCGACGCTCACCACGAGCCATAGATTCGGTAGGAGTGCGCTCTGCCATGTAAGAACTATACCCTAAGATGCCCTGCGACGACCAGCCGCAGCGCGACGCTGAAACTCTTCCGCGCCAAGTTTCTTACGACCAATATACGCAGCAAGCGCCTTAGGATCGCGCGAACCCTTCGCGCTCAACGACTTCACTAGCTTGTCGTACTTCGACATACCCATACGCAGAACTATAACCTACTTACCAGACTCTCGAAGTTTACGAGCAAGACCAGAAGCCCACGACGCGCCAGCATCGCCACCCCACGCCTGATGCGCAACATACCCCGGAGTCTCCTTACCCGGCGTACCCCACCCAGGCTTACGATCTACCGCGTGCCTACTGAAGAATGAGTGCATACGCATAACATGATCACGAGTCAGTGGCGCGCCAGCCGCGATCTTTCGTGCGCGAGCAGCAGTCGCAGGCTCAAATCCTCCACCAGCTTTGCCCTTGCCGACAAGATCCAACCCTCGACGCGCAGCAGCGCGAGCGCCACTAGGAGGAACAAAACCATTACTACTCATGCGAAAAGAATACATGCTACGGTTGCGTGGCGGCTAGGAGAATCTAACCCTCA